CTCAGGCATTTTCATTGGAGATGTTATCTTTTTTTCATATAAAGACGGGCTAGATGACCTGCGAGGCATTATATTCTACATATACATTTTCTGGTTAAGTCGCGAGAATACTTTTACACAGTCTAATAAAGTTGAATTATCGGGTTATTAGTATGATAAGCATGAAATACACGCGTGGATTACTGGAAGAGATTCTTCAAGAAGGCAAGGCGATTGTGTTAGAAGAGTATCCCAGGTATAACCAAAGACTTGTTGTAAAATTCAGGTGCGCTTGCGGCCTTGAAACTTCTAAGAAGTTTGAGATGTTAAATCTTCACAGGCTTCCTTATTGTGAGGGGTGTAGTTTGAAACATAAAGAAAAAAGAAAACAAACATCAAATCTTGAAAAATATGGAGTTATAAATACAGCCTCATTAAAGGAAGTAAAAGATAAGATTAAGGATACATATGAGGAAAAATTTGGAGGGCATCCAAAGAAAACAAAGGAAGTTCAAGAGAAATGGAAGGCTACCTGTTTGGACAAGTATGGAGGTCATCCAAACCAAAACAAGGAAGTCCAAGCAAAGTCTGAAGCGACTTCATACCACTATAAAGAATACATGATGCCATCTGGCATGATAGTAAAGTATCAGGGATATGAGAATTTAGCGTTAGATGAGTTGGTTCAAGAATACGAGGAAGAGGATATTTTGACAGGAAGAACAAACATTCCAACTGTTGATTATTACATAAATGATAAGAAACATGTCTATTTCCCTGATATTTACATCAAATCTGAGAATAAAATCATTGAAGTTAAATCCGAATGGACAATTACCTTAACACGAGGGAATGTTGAAGAGAAGGCTTTAGCCACCGTAAAGGCAGGGTATAGATACGAAATATGGGTTTATAATGATAAGAAAGTGAAAGTTGAAACAAAGGTCTATTAAAATAACCGCATAATTTAAGAATCAAAACTCTCCGGGTTAGTTTCAATTTTTTCGCATGACGTAGAAATTTTTTATTTTGAAAAATTTTTTTCTTATGATATGATATACAATGACCGGAGGGGGCCTTATGCAGCTTGTAGCCTACGGCGCTCAGGACGTGTACCTAACGGGCAACCCCCAGATTACTTTCTTTAAGGCGGTCTACCGTCGCCACACGAACTTTGCCATGGAGTCCATTGAGAACCCCTTCAACGGCAACCCTCGTTTCGGCAACCAGGTGACTTGCACCATCCAGCGTAACGGTGACTTAATCCACCGCATCTACCTACAGGCCACTCTACCCTCTGTGTCTATCGTGACGGGTGACGGCTCTGGTGCTCAGTTCCGTTGGCTCAACTGGGTGGGACACAACCTCGTCGACTGGGTTGAGCTACAGATTGGTGGCCAGCGTATTGACAAGCACTACGGTGACTGGCTACACATCTGGAATGAGCTCACCCAGGAGGCGGGCAAGCAGGCCGGCTACGCCAAGATGGTGGGTAACGTGCCCCAGCTAACGAACCTAATCGTGCAGGGTGGTGAGGCGTGCGACAATGACTGCGCGGGCGGTGAGCCCAACAGCTCTGGCGAGCTCCTAGGCTGCGCGCCTGAGTATACGCTATACATTCCTCTACAGTTCTGGTTTTGCCGCAACCCTGGTCTAGCGCTACCCCTAATTGCGCTACAGTACCACGAGGTGCGCATCAACCTACAGTTCAACGACCTACAGAACCTCATGTGGGACTATGCCCCCATGAACGCCAACGTGCACGTGCTACGCGACCGCGTGAACGCGGCGAACCTAGTGGCGGCCTCTCTCTACGTGGACTACATCTACCTAGACACGGACGAGCGCCGCAAGTTCGCCCAGGTGAGCCACGAGTACCTCATTGAGACTCTACAGTTCACTGGTGCCGAGTCCATCAACAGCTCTAGCAACAAGCTAAAGCTAAACTTCAACCACCCTTGCAAGGAGCTTGTGTGGGTTGTGCAGCGTGACAGCTACGTGAGCTGCGACGATACCGTGGTGAACCCCTGGAAGGGCCAGCAGCCGTTCAACTACTCTGACTGGTGGGACCGCTCTGCCCTAGAGTCTGGCTACTCCGTGACTCGCGTGGAGGGCATGGCGGGCAAGAACCCCGTAGTGACTGGCCTACTACAGCTAAACGGCCACGACCGCTTCACGGTGCGTGAGGGTGACTACTTCAACTTAGTGCAGCCCTACCAGCACCACACCAACGTGCCCTCTGTCGGCATCAACGTGTACTCCTTTGCTCTATCCCCTGAGCAGCACCAGCCCAGCGGCACGTGCAACTTATCTCGCATTGATAACACGACGCTCCTAATCACGGTGTCCAACAATGCGGTAGGCACGGCCACGAGCTCCCAGGTGCGTGTGTATGCCACCAACTACAACGTGCTTCGCGTGATGAGCGGCATGGGAGGACTTGCTTATAGTAATTAAACACCAAACTACCCACTGTCTCCCGGCAGTCTGTATTTGGTGTTTGGTTATTTTAGTGCGTAAAAGTTGATTTTAATAAATTCATGTTATGCTTGTAGAAAAGTATAACATGAGTTCTAAGAATCCAGTTGGAAGACCACGAGGGCATATTTATTACAAAGAAGTAAACCATAATAATAAAGACTATATAGTTGGCATGTTACTATCAAATGATGAACATGTTGCCTTTATCTTTGATGCCGATGATAAAGATAAAGTTTATGGAAGAAGCTGGCATGTTTCATCAAATAACTATATAGCTTCAGCAGAAATATATAATGGTAATAGAAAACAACTATTCTTACACAATCTTGTATCAGATCGCCTTGATTTCCCAGGCAAGGGTGTAAAAGAATCTATAGACCATATTAATCGTATCGGGTTTGATAATAGAAAAGAGAATCTTAGATTAATTACACAATCAGAGCAAAATATGAATCAAACAGTGCGCTCACGCAATATTACTCTTCCAGAAGGGTGTGAAATTGTCCCTGAAGATATTCCTCGTCATATTTGGTATATTAAAGCAAATGGGGCGCATGTAGATAGATTTGCTATTGAATTTAAAACAGAAAGACTCTGCTGGAAAACAACAAGTTCAAAGAAAATTTCCCTAAAAGAAAAACTTAATCAGGCAAAAGAGAAACTCCAAGCACTATACACAGAATATCCCCATCTTAATCCATTTAACACAGATAAACTAGAACTTGAGGAATCTTTAAAACACTCATATAATAGAATTATAGAAATGTCTCTATACATTTAAACCCATCTCCCTATAATACTCTATGGAAGGATACGTATATTGTATCTCAAATCAATCTATGCCAGGAATTCTAAAGATTGGAATCACAGAGCGAACTCCTGAAGAACGTTTAGTTGAGGCAAATGCTTCAGATACCTGGAGGCCTCCAACGCCATATCTCTTGGAGTTTTCAAAGAAGGTTACAAATCCTAGACAAAGAGAAACAACAATCCACACATTTTTGAATGACCAAAGAATTCATCCACGTCGTGAATTCTTTCGGATTGAGCTTGATAAGGTTCGCTTACTCTTTAATTTGATGGATGGTGAAACAATTGCCACCGCCCCTGTGATTCTTGATACACAAGGAACAAGAGTTCGCCATGTTGTAAATCAAGATACTTGGATTGGGGTCTATACTTCAGCAACAAATAGAGTGACAATGGGTGAAACTACTTTTACATCATTGAGCGACTTTGCTGTTCAACATCATAGGGTAACTAATCCAACTCGTCAGGCGGCAAATGGTTGGAGTGAATGTGAGGCAGAAGTGAATGGCGAGTGGGTTGGAGCAAACGCTTTAAGAACTGCTTGAATGTCATACAATGGCAAAGAAAACCTGTCATTTTTGTAAGGCGATTGTAATTCGTACTGTAAAGGAAAAGGGCCGTGTTCTTCCAGACTTAAAACTAGCATATATTTGTGATAAGTGTCTAAAAGGGTATTGGTGCCTTTGTGAGCCACATGGACTTTGTCATGACTTGTGTAAAACATGTGATGCCAAGTGCTTTGAGATATGCCAGTGTCAAGGAAGAG